TGCTCCTCTAACTGGCAAAGAGTATTATCTACCACTACTAAATGCTCCTGGAGATTACTTCAGAGAGGGTGATTATCTAATCTTAGATACACTTGTAGATTCTCTTGCTGGCACACATCCAGAAATCGTTCGTGTTGCTCCTGGTGGTCTAATTGGTGCTGAAACTGCTCCATATTACTTGATTGTTGAAAGACAACCACTTGGTACTTTCTTACCAATCAAGACAAACCACCCAGACTCTGTTTCAAATAGAACTCCTATTTACAAAGTCAATATTGCATTTGACGCAACTTGGACTGAGCAAGATATCGATGGTTCTGGAACTACAGAAAATATCTATCTAGCGACATTTGGTGGAACACTTCAAACTGGTGTTGACTACATTATTATTGATCGTGAAGATACTAATGATGATGGAATCTCGGATCAAGGTGAAGTATTTAAACTCCAGTCTTCATTGGAGCAAATCAATAAGAAGTTCCAAATTCTAAGTGGTTGCCCATCTGGAAATGTTCTCTTTGAAGTTGATAGTGTAACTGGTGAGACAATCATCGGTAATGATGACGTTGATGGAGAAAATGGAAAACTAACTGTTAATGGATCCTTTAAGTTTATTGGTGGATGTAAGACTGCTTCTAAGCAGCGTTTCACTGGTAATGCTCAGGCAACTCTAAGCACGATTACTGCAGTTCCAGATACAACTGGTCTTGAAGTTGGCGATTATGTCAAGATCTTTACTGGTGGTGGAACTGTTACCCTCAATCAAAATAGATTCCCAGAAACTTCTGGTGATACTAGATTTACTGATCCTCAGATTGTAAGCATTGTTGGAAGTACAATTACTCTCAATGTTCCATTTACTGGATCTGGAAATCAAGAGGGAATTCAGTTTGAAGCTTCTAGAGATGAGAAGTTTGTAATTACAGACAGAGAGCGTGATATCTTCACTGTTGATGCATGTTCTGGTGATACCACAATCGGTAATCCAAGTGGTGAAATCTATGTTCAGAGAGCAAAGTTTGGAACTGCTTCAGCGTCTCACACTGCTGGATCAACCGTATACGTTGCACTCAAGGATCCAAAAGTTGATAACAGTATTGCTACAACATTCGTTGATACAATTACTGCACTATCAACAACTGCTACTCAACTAACTGTTGATGACATTACTGATTTTGAAAGCGGTGATTTTATCCTCGTGGGTTATGGAAGTGGTAATGAAGAATTCATGCAGATTTCTGCAACCCCAGTTGCTACTGCTGGTAATTCTGGTTATCTACCTGTAAATCGTGTTGGTAGTGTTTCTAACTTCCCTGGAACTGCAAAGATTCACCAAGATGGTGAGAGTGTTTGGAGAGTTCTACTGAGAGAGACAACAGTTCTAAGCAAGGATGTTGCTGCTGGTGTTCAGTCCAACATTACTATTGCTATCGAGAACAGTGATCTAGTTCCATTCTTCTTAGATCGTGAATACTTCGTCTTCATTGATAGTGAAATCTTTGAGGTAACCAACACCACAACTAACGATGGTGGAACTGAACTAGTTAAGACTAACTATCACCATGGTCGCCTAACAGTTTATGATGATGTTAAGTTTGTTGGTTCTAACTTTGAGATTACTGGTACAGATAACAACGTACCTATTCTTAAGTTGATCAACAACGAAGAGCACCACTTTGAAAGTGGCGCACTTGACATCAATGCTTCTACTGATATTAGCGGTCAGTTGAGAATCTTCCCATCCACTTGTGTTGAGGATCCAAACGCAATTCAGTTTACTAATAAGGCATTTGAACCAACATTTAGAGTTGAACCAGAATTTGGTGATACTTTCGTTGGAAGATTGCTTGATGTCGCTGGTATTAATTCAACTGTCGCATCTCAATCACAAAAGATCTTTGATGTAAGACAACTAGGTAATGGTGGTACTAAGAACTTCACAATCAGACAAGATGCTTCAATTGATGCCTTTGGATATGTTGGTTGGAAGAACAAGAATGGTGGACACATCACTAAGTTCGTTAACGCACAAGCGACTCTACAAGTTAATATAAATTATATTGTAGCGGTAGCTCCTTCTACAGGCGCACTTGTTCTGACTCTACCTTCATCGGCAGAGACTGGTGATGTTATCAGAATCACTGAGGTTGGCGGACAACTGACTTATAACAACTCCCTCGTTATTCGTGCCCCAATCGTAGGTGGTGAACCAGTTGCAATTCAGGGCGACACAGAAGGAACTAAGTTGGGTGGTCTATCTGCTCCATATTCCTCTGGTGAACTAGTTGTACAAAACAGAAACGCATCATTCGGTCTAATCTATGTTGGACAAACTGATGGAGACAACTTCATTCCCGCATCTTACCAAGGTTGGTGGTTAACTGAACTCTAATGGCATTCTACAATAGACTCAAAACAATGAAGAGCGCCCCGATTGGCACTATCATGCCATGGACGGGTAGCTCTTCTCGTCAGGGATCAAACCCTGATGGTATTCCACATGGGTGGATTCCGTGCGATGGAACTACTTACCCAGCAGAAGATTATCCTCTTTTGGCATCGTTCTTAGGAAATACATATGGTCCTACTGATGAAGCAATTCAGGCAAACTTTCCCGACTTTGATGAGGCAGATCAATTCAGAGTCCCTAACTTAAATGGAAGGGCAATGATTGACCTTGAAAAATCTTATCTGCTCGAAGAAAAGTATCAATATGGTCAATCTAACGCTTATGATGTAATTGGTGATTTAGTTTCCGAGGACGGAACTGGTGTAACTCCTCCTGCTATCTACAGTGCTGATACAGATCTTTTGTTTGAGATGGATCAATTAGATAATATGGCGGGTAGAATTCAAGAGTTTACATTGAATGATCCTACATGGTCTAAGACATACTATACTATTGGTAGAAAACTTGGTATTGATCATACACCAGGACATAAACACAGTGGACAATATACTACTGCAGTTCCATCTGGTAAATATGTTCAAGTGTTTGAAGCACCAACATTCCAAGTATCTGGTTCTCCAAACTATGAATCGGCAAACTTGACTGGTGTTACATCATCTGATGGTCCCGATGTTTGGACTAATGGATTCGGTGCCATTACATATTATGATGAAAATACGCTTGTTCTAACAGATAGCACAAAAACTTTTACACAACAAACAATCCCCAATGTTGGATTAGTTAGAAACATCCCATCTTCTGGCGCATATACCAGTGCTTTTTCCGACACGTATAACTATAATCACCAAGAAGTAGCACACACTGGTACATTCCCTGTTCCAATTCCAAGTTTGCTGGGAAAACCAAACTATATTGGTGGAGATGATACTGTAACATATCCAACTAACTTGAGTCATGCTGCGGAAGATTTTACGGTAGCAAGTTTAGCAAACCACAATCACTTCAGTTTTGATATCACTATGAATGCTTCTGGTTTGAGAGCACCTCAAAACATTGCTATTAACAACATTCAATCATACACTGTTAACGTTTCTGATATTGAAAAAGCATTAAATATTGTTATGGATAACAACACACCATCACAAACGATCATCATGATCATTAGGGCATACTAAAATGGCAGCATTTTTAAACCAAGAAAGAGCAAAGATCGGAACAACGACAGGAACTATCATTGCTTTCCCCAAAGAACTTGATATTAATGATCCTGCAATTGGCGTTGGATTGAGATTGCTCCCTGCTGGTTATATTAGATGTGATGGTAGTGTCTATAATGAAAAAACTTATCCTGCATTAGCTGAAATATTAGGAACGGGTGATGCATGTGTATTCAAACAACCAGATGTTGAGTTGAATGACGATCAGTTTCAAGTCCCTGATTTAAGATCTAAGTTTATCAAAGCATCTAGTGCTTCTGATCAGGGTGTTCTTAATGATAATACGGTTGTTAGTGCTACTGGATTAACTATTGAGAAGTCTGGTGTTGGTGTGGAGGTTTCTTCCAACGTTGGTTCTACTGCTGTTGTTGATCTTTCGGGTCAGTTTAGAATACCTGCTTTATCGGAAGATTTGAGAGGTAATGTTGCATTCACGAGACCAAGAAATCCAGACGAAGAAATTGTTCCAGCGACGGCATTCCAACCACATGCACACTATACGACAACGTACAGGTGTAGAATTAAAAGAAGATCTGGTACAGATGTATTTGAGTTGAATTACTATACTAACGCATCTACTATCGGTGTTGGAAACTGGTTTGACGCTACATCTGAGCAACCAGCATGTAAATTTTATGCACAATCAGAAACCTGGAACACTGGAGCATACACATCTGGTGGCACTGGAACAACTTTTGAATACTATGGTATTTGTAAAGGAAGTTGCTCTGGATTTGATACTAGTTGTTTAGTACCGACTGGTAAGACTTATCCTGTTGATACTACTCCAGAAGGTCCATGTTATGTTAACATTATTCTTCTTGGACAATTTGAGATGGGATGTGCTGCTTCTAGCAGAACTGTTGGTGCTAACTATGTTGAAGGTGCTGATGGTGTTGGTAATGATAACGTCCCTCTTTCTGGTGATAATGGATATTCACACAACCAATCATTGAGAAACGTTCTTCCTTTTGATACTTCCGTTGATGGATCAACTCCTGCGTATCCCCAGATTTCAAATACTGTAATTACAACAGAAGCATTTGATTATGAAGAAGATCCTACTCAGCACACTCATACAATTGCATATGAAATAAGTGAGACTGATTATACGTTAAATACTACAGAGTTCTTTGTAAGCACTGAGGGAATGGAGGCATCTGTTAACATTAGAACGGAGACAGATACCAAGATAGATAACCTTATTGCACCTTTCATGATGGTTGATTACTTAATCAAGGTCTAGTATGTCAAGACAAATCCGCGCAAACTATCTTACGGATAAAGTAACTTTCGGTGCCTCGACGATGCCGATTGGATCGATTATTCCTGTCTTCAAAGCAGATGATGATAAAGTATCTGACAATGGTATTGTAACATCTTTAGGATCTGTTGTTTCTGGAGCAGGTGGAGGAAGTGGATATTATACTGATCTTGGAACAACTTCTGGATACCCAACAGGACCAGTTGAGTTAACTATTGCTCCTGGCAATCTTTCGGTTGGAAATGATGAGATTACTTATCCTAATCATCCATTCATTGATGGTGATAAGATTACAGTAGTAGAAGCAGAACAAGCACCAAACATTGCTAAACTTGGTGGTTCTATTCAAAGTTTTACTGTCACTAATGGTGGATCTGGATACACATCAGCACCAAATATTCAAGTAACTGACAATGGAAGTGGTCCATTAGAAGCAGGTAGTTTTCAAGTTGTAATCAATAGTGGATCTGTAACTGAAATCAATGTTTTAGATGGTGGATTTGGATATCAATTCCCCCAAGTTTCATTTACTGGTGGTGGCGGAAGCGGTGCTACTGCAACAGCATCGTTATCTCCTGGTGGTGATGGGGGAGTACAATTTGAACGTGGATTTAAATTTTATGTTCAATATGTAAATGCCAATACGTTTAGAATTGGTAGAAGCAATGCTGATCTTCTTGCTGGAAAGTATTATAATGTTACCGATCTTGGATCTGCTGGTACATTTAAACTTGCATCAACAACTGGATTTGGATTAAGAGTTGGTGTTGCTGCAAACTTAGATAGTTCTGTTAATTTTGCTACAATTAAAAGTCCTGGATATGGATATGAAGATGGT